AGTCATGTGTAAAGTTTACAACATCTCCTATTGCATATCCACCTCCACCATTTCCTACAAATATATCTGTTAAACTATTTAAACCTACTTCGCCTATTTGAATACTACAACCTGTGCCACCTGCACTTATAGAAACAGTATCATCTGTAGAATAGTTTGCACCATCATTTGTAACAGTTAAGACTGATGGTATAGATGTGATAGTTAATTTTATAAAAGTATCTGATGTATCTGTTTTTGTTCCTTGTATTGTTTCATCAGCAGAAAAAGTTCCTGATATTGAATCTTCATTTAAAATAAATTCAGTTGTATTTACACCTGCGATATTAAATGTATTAACAGTTTCTACAATAGCACTTGCCTCTGATGTAACGCCAGTTATTGTTCTACCAATTAAATCTGTGGGTTCTCCTACAGTTGCTACTGCTCTTAATATTTTTTTACTATCAAACTTTCCGTCTGATATTCTAAGCATTTGTTCTTTAGGATAAATTGTTTCAGATTTTTCATTAAATAACATTTTAAAAAATACTTCATTTGCTTTTGCTGTACCTTTTGCAAGATAAACTGAACGAATATTTTTTATAAGTTTTCTTTTATCAATACTACTATCTAATTTTTCAGGCAATGTTGCCATAAATTCATTTCTAAATTTAGTTAAAAAGTTTGATATAACTTTATCAGGATCCCTAAAGTTTGTAAGTTGTTGAATATTTTGTACAGGATTGGCTCTGTAATTGTCTAGAGTTGCACTTGCACCTGATGAATTACCTGTTATAGTTTCGCCATCTTTAAACTTATCTTGAGCTGATATGAAAAGTTTTCCGTTAGATAAGTCTTCTACTAAAACAGTTGCTGTTGCACCTGATGTAGCGCCAGTAATTGTTTCTCCTTTTTCAAACTTACCATATGATGATGATTCTTGTAATACTTTATCACCATTACCTTCAGTTGTATTGTTTGATGATATTCTGTTAGCGTCTAACAATAAAACACTAGGCTCTAAATCTGTTTCACTCTCTAATAATACGCCATCAGATGTTAAAACACTTGTAACAGAAATCTCTGCCGATTCCATGAATGTATAATATTGTTTTACAAATTCTAAAAATCGTGGGTGTTCATCTAAAACAAAATCAGGTGACTGATGTTTTACCCTTGTTGATATTTTTTCATTAAATTTTGCCATTAGTAACTAGATGTAGTTGTATAAGTTGTGCCACCATCTGATGTACCACTTGCGAATGAATCAGTTTCTACTGTTACACTTGAATTTGAAACATCAATAGCAAGTATTTGGTCTCTTACAGGTATAACATCATTTGAATTTGGTTTTACAGTTAATTCAATAACAGTAGAAGCACTACCTCTAATATTTGAAATAGAAGCAATATTTAAAGATGTTAAAGTAACTTGTCCTGTTGTATAATTAATTGTACCTTGTGTATTGTTTTGATAAGTTTTAACACCACTTACTAAGTAATACATTCTAACATTACCTTGACCATCATCATTTAAAAACATTTCATTATCACTACCTTGTATTTTAAATCCTGATGATTCTAAAATACCACCGGCAGTTGTATTGTGTCCTGAATGAGGATTATACAATGCATTTCTAAAATAGACATTATAAGTAACTGCACTACCTGTTGTAGGTGTAAAATCTTTTCTTATTTTTACTGTTGTAATATTTGATAAGATAGATGTATCAGTATCATCTATGTCTTGTATTAATTGTGAGTATCTGAATAAACCCTCAAATTTTCTTAAATTATTCGAGTTGTAAGTATTAAGTGTTGCAATTACATTTGACCTAATAGTATCTGAAGATTTTGTAGTTGCATTTTCATTAAACTTTACATTTGATGTTAAAATTATAGATGTTGTTTCTGGTGTTACAATTACAGGTGTTACTGAAGCAACATTATATTTTTTTAAATTGTTTACAATATTTAATTTAGTTGCCTCTGTTAATGTTGCACCTGATTTAGGAACCACACCAATATAAACTGTACCATAAACAGGTGTCTCAGCATCCTCTCCACCATATGCACTTATTGATTCTGCATTAGGATAAAATGTTTGTGTTAAAGTTTCATAGTCTTTTACTGTAACTGCCCTATTTTGTGATTGAAAGTTTAAAGGTGCGTTAAATCTAATTGAGTTATTTGATTGTGCAATACTACCACCTTGTGCAACAGATTTAGTTGTAATAGAAACATCTGTAAAACCACCAACAGTCGAACCTAAAGTAAATGAAGAGGCACCGTTAGCGGCGTCTTTATTTGTTACAACATATTCTAAGTTTATGATATTACCATCTGTTACTGATTTACCTAAAACACCATCACCGAAATAAACTTCAAATCTACCATCATCTTGTTCTTGTAAAAAATAAACTTTTGATGTATCATTTAATTCTGTTAGTGTTTGTGATTTTGTATATGTATTTGTTGTAGAATCACTAGCAGAATTTTGAACAGAAACTTTAAGTGTTGATGTATCTGCGAGATTGCTTGGTATAATAAATTTTTGGTCTACATCTGAAGAATCTACTGTATATTGAAATGTTACTGATGTACCTTCATAAATTTTTACATTTTCAAATTTATAAACACCATCTGTTGGTTGCATAGTAACAGCTTCGTTAGTTAAAAATTCATAATTTAAACCGTCAATTGATGTAACAAAAGAAGTTCCCTTTGCCATTGTAATCGAAGCAGTTGTAGTAGGAACATTATTGACAAGTATATCAATAGTTGCCATAGGTGATGTAACAGATGAAGGCGTATAACCTAATTGTTTTGCCAATGCAACAACATTTTTACGAATGTCTGCACTATCTAAATATAATTCGTTTGATAACATGTTAGCATTAAATGATAGGTAATGTGTATTATATGCTAACAAATCTAATAATACCGACATACCTGAACCTTCAAAGTCATAATCTGAAAATTCTGCTTGATTTTGTAAGAATGTTTTTAGATTACTTCTTATACCATCATAATCTAATTCTGAAACATCTAATCTATTACTAATTGCATTTGCCATTTTATCTTAATCTCTCTAAAAATGTATCTACTATTACCGGTTCTAATGTGCCTACTATAACAAATTGAACACTTACTGCATATGAATTTCTATCTTCTTCTGGTCTTACTAAAATATTATCTACAATAACTCTAGGTTCATATTCATTTAAAACCTCTGCGATTTTTAATTGCATAAAGTGTGCTGTTAATTCAGTCATAGGTTCAAATAATAAACCTCTTATACCTGAACCAATCTCTGGCCTAAATGGTCTATCGTAATTATTTGTATTAATTAAATTTCTAACACTTCTTTTAATTGCTTCAGCGTCTGTAAGTTTGTTTACATCTTTAGTTACTGAATTTAGACCAAAGTCTAAGTCCAGGTCTTTAAAAGTCCTGCTGATTCTATTTGAGTTATTAGAATTTGTAGCGTCCCATTTTGGCATAACGCTAACTATTTATACGGACTATGCTGTTCTTTTCCACATATAGACAACAATATATGGTTGAACGATAGTATGTGCTTGTCCACTACCTGTAAAACTTGTATTACAAGGAGTGCCGATTCCAGTGCCAGCGTCTTGAACAAACTCTTGGTTACCAGCTGCACCACCAAATCCTGCTGTAGAATCATTAGAACCTATCGTATGTCTATGAGAGGGTAGTTGTGCCTCAGTAAGAGTATGAGTTTTAGAACCACCAGTTTCTTCTGCACTATCAAAATCTGTATCTGAAGAATCAATACCTATAAGAACACGACCTTCGCCAAAAGCAGTCCATGTGCCAAATCCTAATAGTGTTGCTGGATTTGTTGAATTACTACAATTCATATAAATTGAACCCACAGGATATGCATTTGCAATTGTAGCAGTTACGCCTGTTAATGTTGTAAATGAAACTTGACCACTACCATTTGTAGACATGACTTGTCCACTATCACCATCAGTTGTTGGCATTACATATGAACCATCACCACCTAAATGAGTAAAGTTAGCATCCATTTCTTCATGAGTTAATGCTGTTCCTTTTGTACTTCTCTTTGTTAATGCCATTATTCTAAATCCTCATCTGATAAAGTTGCTTGAGATACTACTGTATCACTAAAGAAACTTCCTACATATGCTGTAATTGTATTATCAATAGTGCCAGGATTATTTTCTAGGTAACTATCATCTACATATTGAAACTTATCAAGTTCATCATCAAAAGTTATATCTGGGTCTACATTAAATTTTGATTTATTCATAGTTAAGGTTGCACTTTGTGTACCATTAGTGAGTGTATAATTTATTACAGTATTTTCACCATCTTCAGTTATAACTTGTGTAGCAGGATTATCTTCTTCAGTTATTGTATATCTAAAACCGAAAAGATTATGTTCTCCTACTGATGTTGGGTCTTCTGCCATTATAATCCGCCTGTGTTTGCTAATACACTAGTAGAACCCATTGCAATAAAGGTAGGAGGAAAACAATCAATAAAAGTTACTTCTGTAATTGTTTGTCCACCGACAACGCTAGTAGTAGCGCTAACTGCTGGTACACCATTTACTATTGTAGTTGGCACATGTTTTGTAGTAGGAGTTCCCATAAGTGCCAATGGTCTACCATTTACCATAACGCCGGTACCTGTAGGTATTGCCATTACACCACAAATTGAAAGGTCACCAAATCTTACAGTTGGTTTTCCATTTGTCAATACATTTAAAGAACCTGTAATCATAGGTGTAGAATGAGGTTCTCCTATCGGACATACATGAGGAAAAATAAAATCACCTACTCTTGCTACTGGTCTACTCATATTAATCTCACTAGAAATGTCCACACTTCACTTGTAAATATAGGTAGTGTAGATACATATTCTGTTATATTTTCGTATAAAGATTTAACAGGCTCATTTATCTCATGAGTTTCTTTATCTGTTATTCCTACTTTACATGTTACACATTTACAAGGCATATAACTATTTCT